TTTTCTCATTAATCACTCTTTGATATACTAATTATCTTACCATCTTTTACAACAGCATTTACTTTCATACACGCATAATCTGCATTTGAATTTCTAGTTGCAACACGTTTCTTTGCCAAGCACTCTGATATATTAGGCATCAATAAATGCTCTTTTAAAACTGGCGGATCGCCAAGATACATCAGCAATGCTATTACAATTTCCATTAGTGTCCATTTCTTAATTTATCTATTTGCTTTTGTAACACATCTACTTGTTCTTTTAAATGATCTATGTTTACTTTATTATATCTTGATGCTTCTATTTCTTTTTCTATACTTTCTATTTGTCCTGCAAGGTGTTCAATCAACATAAACATTTCTAAGTTCTTTGGTTCTTGCTCTGCTTTTTTAAGTAAATCAGCTTGAAACAAATGATCTGCTGTTTCTAATTTATTAAGTCTTTCAATCACACCAAAAGCAAACCAAGCTCCCATAACTATAGCAGCAACTAAACCTATAAGATTTCGTAATGGTAAACCTATGTTTGTATTCTCACTTATCTTCATTACATACCACCTCTGTTTTTACGCTTATAAGATCGTTTCTTATGTTTATTCATACTGCTCATCTTCACTCGACCACCACCAATGCTAGTTCTTTTTGGTATTCTTTCGTGAGGTGCTTTGTTTATATCGAATTTTACTCTTGCCATACTTGCCTTTTTGTTGTGATAAATGAGTTATCTTCTTGCCATATTGTTGTACAAAATTATTTTTTACCATTACGAAATATCTGTGTTCCTTTTATTCCAAAAATACTTGCAACGACAAGAATCCATAAATTTGTAAACCATCCTGGAAGATTTTGAAAATGCTCAAAAAATAAATTAATTTTATCCATAGCTGCTGCATCATCTGAGAATACACCATACGCTAACACCAAGATTGGCAATGTGAGTATAACAAGAACTACCTCATCCTTGTAATCGTTTTGTCTAGCTTCTAAAAGTTTACCTTGATATTTTTCTTCACCTCGAGCTTGACGTTCTGCGTGTAATAGTTGTGCATCTGACATTGCAATTTTTGCTTTTTGTTTGTTTGCATAAATTTTTGATCCAGCATTGATTGCTAATTTAATTGCACTTAACCACATATTATCTCCAATTTTTTAGTTCGTCTAACATTTCTTTAGCATCTTTTATTTCTTTTAACAATTTTTCTACCTCTTGTACAATGTTAGGATGCTCACCAACACCAACAGGATTTTCCATAAATACTTTTATATTAGCTTCTGCTAGTGCCATTTGTGCTTCGTATTTCTTTTCTAAAGCATCTACCATAACTTCTTTATAGCTTGGCATTATCCCTCTACCTTACCATCTTTCCACTTCATATCAGGTAATCCATTCTCGAATTTCTTACCATCATAGGTTAGAACTTGTTTTCTATTTGATCCTTTTTCATTGTAAGAAACATGAATCCAACCCCCTGCTGGGTCATTAGGATCAAAATATTCCATGATGAGCTGGTCAAAGTCTACATTGTTTTGTAGCCAATAAGCTACTTGTATATTAGGTACACCTGCTATTTCAAAATCAACTGCTTGACCTTTAGCGTGTTGTGAAGTTTTCTTACTACCAATAGCTTCACATAATTCTTCTGATCTATAACCTGATGTAATAGTAATAGGTTTTTCAAACTTAGCTCTTGCTGGTTCTAATATTTCATAGCAAACATTCTCTAGGTTTTTTATATCTCCAGCTCCAGGTGTATTGTCTATACCTTTACGAGTTGCTGTCATTGATTTAGTAAACTCTTCTAATTTAAAATGTTTAGATAGTTGCATAAATAATTTTTACCTTTAGTTTTTTTTGTTCAATAGTAGTTTGCCTATTGATGAGAGATCCTTTAGTATTTCTTTTATACCCATCTTTAGGTGTACTATTTTTCTTTCTATAATTTTTACTCTTAACATCATACGCAGTATACTCACCTGTAGTCATATTTAAAGTAACAATATCTATTGGTCCAAGTCCTCCAAGGGGTAAAAATACAAGGATATTTGGGTCTTTGGCAAGATTAAGTTGTGCTGTAAGTTCATTTACTAATCCAATAACTGCTTTTCTACGTCTAGCCATTCCATTTTGTGACACCAACAATAGCTGCAACCAATCCTGCTAAAAATATTAATACGTTTACAGCTCCTTTTCCCTTGTTCATATCTTGTCTTAAATCTTTTACATCTTTACGCATTTCATCTATAGCTTTAAATAATGTTTTCATTCTTTCTGCACAGATAGCTTCATGCTTTGATAATCTAACACCTGTCATTTGATCTACTAATTGTTTTGGATTTATGTTTTTTTTTCTAGGCATGTTAAGTTATTTCTCCAATTTCTTTACATTGAAATCTTATGGCTAATTTTTTATCCTCTATTTTTTCTTCATAAATTTCTTTTAAAGTATTGTGTGATGACTTATATCCTTGCAATATACAAGATTTATAAGAATCAAATTCTAATGGTACAACATGAGTAGTGTAACACTCTGGATAGTTTATGTCTAAAAAACTACAAACGTGCAATATTAAAATAAATTTCATAATAAAAACTTTATATATTTAAAAACCCCAACTTACAAACGAATATCTAGTGCCTTTTGTAACTTCGGTAACTTCGTGAGGAAACATAAAACAACTCGGAAATATTATAATATCACCAGCTTTTGTTTTAATTTTTTTATTTCTTATAATAAGATCACCACCTTTATAATTATCATTTAATATTCCTATGAAAGAAAGAACTGGTATACCTTTGTGTTGACCATCAAACAAAGAGTGTATGTGATCGTGATGTTCACGCATCATAGTTCCCTTAGTATATTTATTTAATCTAAATGGTGAAAATTTTGTGCATATATTTAGTTGAGTTTTTTCACTTTTACCTTTATGTTTTTTAAAATATTGTTGATAGGCTTGTTTTAAAAACTCTGCTGTGTCAGCTTGAAGTTCAACATTATAATTACTTACATCTAACTCTTTGTTTTTTTCTGAGTCATACATTTTTGAGGTTGTGTCATACCATGCGTGTTTGTACCACTTGTTGTTTTGTAATACTTTAATTGTTTTTTCACAAAGTTTTTTTGGTATAACATTTGCTACAAAAATATAGTCATTAACATTTTTCATTATTAACCTTTCTGTTTATATTTCTTTTATATTCAAATGTGTTAATTCATTTTCTGATCCAAGTGTATCAGATACAAAAGTATTAAATGATAAAGAAATTCTATTTTTATTTGTTGTATTTATTGGTACGCTATGTCTTAATGAAGATGGAAATAATATAAGTTCACCACTATTTACAGGTAATAAAAAATTTTCAGAATTAAACTCATTAAATTTATTTACTTGTCTTTTTAAACTTTCATTTAATGTTTTATTAAAAACAATAGGTGGCATATTTGGATCAACTTGAAAATAAAATACTCCTGAAACAATAGAGTTTGGATGTAGATGTTCGTGGTGTATTGATCCTTTGGGATTAAAATTAACCCATGATTGAGTTATAAATACCTTTTGATTTGTGTTAAATATTTCTTCATCATAAACCTTTAAGCTATCTTCAAAAAATGTTTTAAGATTTTTAAATATTTTGTTTTTTAAAATATAAGAATCTATTGATTTAAAATTTTTATTAGTTCCATTCTCAACTAACTTAATTTTTTTTTCTATATAATTTAATTCTTTTTTTAAATCTAAATGATATTTTGTAATAAGAACAGGAATAGCAAAAAGCCTTACTAATTCTTTTTTCATTAATTGGATTTATTGCAATCCACCATGTACATTTGAACCTGTGCCTACAACACTTCTAGCAACAGACAAATCACCAAAACTTGAAACATTACCAGCAGATGCTATTGTTACAAAAGTTGTGTTACCATTGTTAGGACTTCCAGTAGATTCAGAAAATACTCCTCTTATTGTATTTGATACACCTCTTGTTGCTGTGTTTGTGCTAAGGTCACCAAAGTCAGATGCGTTACCAGTACTTTCTATAGTTACACTATCTATTGAGTTTGTTGCACTACCATAAGGTGATGAACCAGGATTTGATGTACCACCAGCAAATAATGCTCTTGTAGCTGATGATAATCCACCAAGATCATGTTTTATAGCAGATAAATCTCCAAAATCACTTGCATTACCTGCGGATGCAATAGTAATAAAATCAATTACATTTGTTGATTCACCACCAGGTGAGGTATTTTGGTTTCCACCAGCTCTTAATCCTCTTGTTGAACTACAAGCACCAGCATTGTTAGCTGCATTAATTGTAGCATCACCAAAATCTGTTGCGTTACCTGCGGATGCTATTGTAACAAAATCAAAAGTATTATCATTGTGAGGAGTTGGTGAAGGTGTGTGTCGTCTTGGACCAAATATACCTCTTGTTGAAGAGGATATACCAGCACCAAATGCTCTACCAGCTTGAGTTAAATCACCAAAGTCTGTAGCATTACCAGCAGAAGCTATGGTTACAAAAGAAATTTCATTTGTACCATCTCCAGTTCCATCACCACCACCAGCAAACAATCCTCTTGTGGTTGATCCAACTGCACCATTGTTGTTTCCATAAACTGATGTAATTAAATCACCAAAGTCTGTAGCATTACCAGCAGCAGCTATAGAAATAAAATCTATAACATTTGTATTTGCAGGAGAAGCATAGCCACCACCAAATAAACCTCTATCACCACTTAAATCTTTAACCCAGTTTTCACCACCAATTGCAACCCATATATCTTTTAATTTCCAAATACCACCAGCATCTTGATTGTTAGGATATTGTGCCATAATTATCTCCTATGAGTTTAAACTTTCTAATTCTGACCATAAAGAATTTGACTCTGCTTCTTGATCGAAAGCATCTCCTTGTTCAATTGGGTCTAATGGTGGTTTTGCTTGATAATGCCAATTACTTGTAAAGGTATCTAAATAATTTTTTAATTCTATTTTAGTTGATATTAATTCTGCTTGACCATTTGGAAGTGGTTGCTTACCATCTGTAATTCCAACTAACCAATTATCACAAGGACCAAAAGAATCTTGAATAGGATTAAGCCACAAACCATGCGACACACCTTTTGGAATAAAAGATGGTACTGTGCCATCTACATTTAATTTATATTTTATTATTTGATAAGCCATAATTATTACTTTGTTTGTTTATACTGTTTTACAGTTTTTTAATCAACATTATTTTTCTTGTTTTTTTCATCTGTTAATAGGGATTTTTCATCTAATAATTTAAAACCTCTTTTTTGAGCAAAAGCCTTTGAGTCGTTTTCAAATATGGTTACACATTTTTCAAGCCATTCTAAAGTCATCTGGTGTGTAGGATTTTGACCATTTTTAATCATCTCATTTTCTTTTTGTAGATATTCAAAAACCAATCGTTGTGCAACTGCTGAGTTAATACCCATATCAAAAAGATATATTAAATTACCCTCGTCTATTTGACCACCTTTAGGTCTAGCAGAGTTAAGAGCTTGTTTCATAACTGTCATTATATGGTACTTAACTTCTTCTTCTTCATAATCTTTTTCAGTTATTTTATCTTTACCTATTTTTTTTAAAACATTTTTATATTGACTTGTAAAGAATGACATTTTTCTAATAGCACCTTGAATAGAATTTAAAGTATTTGCACCATCTACTTTTAATCTTAAAATTTTTAATTCAAGCAACTCTCTTTCTAATGGATCTAAATTATTCTCTTCTAATTTTTTTTCTCTTATCCTAATTCTTATTTCGTTTTCTTTTAAACTTAAATGAGCTTGTTCTAATGCTTGTCTTGTTTTATTAATCTCAGCTAACGTATGTTTTATTGATCTCATTGGTGTTAAGTGAGTTACGTCAAGCATAACACCCATAAATTGAGAATGAGATTTATAAAAGTTTGATGAAGAGTTTGTTATTGATGGCATATTAGTTTGAATATGATCTAACATACCTTTATATTTTTTTGGTAAAGTTGTTATCTTAGATATTTCTTTTATTGTTAATGATTTATTTTTCATTTTTTTATCCATACATTTAATTCAGAAGAGCCATATTTTATTATAACATAATCAGATAAAATTTTCTTTATATTTCTTTTTGTTTTAAATACTTTATTAGTTTTAATGTTATGCAAATTATCACCAATAATGTAATCTTTATATTGCAAACCATTTACAGAATACTGTGACAAGTTTTTAAATTTATGATTGTATTTTTTTATGTCTAAAAAATTATAAATTTTATTTATTGTTTTTGAAGTTTGATTTATAAGATCGTTGTAATTTATTAATAAATAATTATTTTTATTTTCATTATCTATAACATGCTTTATACCAATTAATTGACTTACAATTTGACTGTTGTTTGACATTAAATAATCACATTTTTCATCTACTGTTTTACCATGACTATTAATGTAAGCATTTTTATTTTTGTTAGACCAATCTATAAATGATGCTAACACTTCTAAAACATCTCTTACTAATATAATTATTTTAGGTTTTGGATTTATATATTCTTTTACAAACTTTAAATTATTTGGCGCACCCCACATACCTCTATCAATTATAATATCTTGCTTCCAATCTTTATAATATATTTTATGAGTATCTTTCAATAAATTGTTAAAAGATTTTTCATCAGGAAAATTTAAAAAACTCATATTATTTGTTTTAATAAAATAAAGATATTTATAAATCTCTGTAAGAACAGAATTAGGTGTAACTGCTATATTTTTATTTTGATTTAATATTGTAGCAAGTAAAGTATTTCCTGATCTTGGCAATCCGCAAAGATAGTAAAATCTTTTCATTAAAAATTAAAAATATATTTTAAGCATCATCAATAGATTCAAAAGAAATTACTAAATCTAAATCTGAAGCTGCACTTGCTCCGCCTTTTAAAACATCTGACTCTTGTAAATATAATGGGTTTTCCAAAATAATTACTGTAGCTGCTGGTGGTATAACTATTTCTTTTGCTATAAAGAATGTTCCAGAAGTATCAAAATTTGCAATGCCATCAGGTGTATAATTTGATTTTGTAACTGAAATATTTACAGAGGCAGCATTTGTGCCATCTACATTTGCACATGATATTCTATTAATTTTAACTAATTTATCTGCTGATACTGTCATTAAAGTTGTAGTAGTTGTAGCAGTTAAATTATAACCAACTGATTCTCCTTTAATGGATGATACAGATACTATATTTGGATTTGCCATAATGTCCTTTTTATCCGAATACTATTGCCATTGCAATAGCTTTTCCTGTTGTTATACCGCTTGATACTGTAGTGAAACTTAAATTACCAGAGCCATCAGTTTTTAATACTTGGTCTGCCGATCCATCTGAGGTAGGATGACTAATACCATCAATAACCACTTTTCCTGATCCATTTGGTGTTATCGCAATATTACCATTTGATGCTGATACTATTGAGTTTCCATTTACATCTAAATTACCACCTAATTGCGGAGTTGTATCACCCTCTACACTATTAAGTTGTCCATCATTTCCAGAGTAACTAAAATGAACACCAACTCCATCTAGGTTTGAAAATGATCCACTTGATACAATGTGTGTTACTGCAACTTTGGTATATCCTGAAGCGTCAGTAACAGATCCAGATACTTTAAATGTTGCATAAGTTGATGCTGTACCTTCTTTTGTTACAGTTACAATTCCTTTTGCAGTTGTGTTAGTTACATCATCCCAAGATTGAACGTAGCTTGATATGTCTGCACCAGCATCATCTGCATCATCTACAAATAAAACAGATACTGAACTTAATGTTCCATTATTAAAAGCAATTTTTCCTGCACCTGGGTCAGCGTCAGAAGTTGAATTGCTAAATGTCATTGAAAGTTGTGAGTTTGTTCCAGCAGCTCCAGTTGCACCTGTAGAACCAGTTGATCCTGTAGCACCAGTTGAACCTGTGTCTCCTTTGCTACCACTTGCTGTAAAATGAACTGATAATTCATCAGCAGCACTAAATGTATTATTTGATGCTAGGTGAGCAACAGCTAATTTTACATATCCACTAGCATCTGTTGATGCACCAGTAATTTTAAATCTTGCATAAGTTGATCTATCGTTAATATCATAGATCATTAAAAAACCTCTTATAGTAGATGTTGAATCATCCCAAGTTAAAATATCAGAAGATACTGTAACTCCATTTGCATCTGCATCATCAATATATATTTCTGTAACAGATGCGTATGTACCATTATTAAATGCTATTTCTCCAGCACCAGGATCTGCATCAGATGTGCCTGTATCAAACTTATAAAAATATCCTGGTATTGCACCATCTTCACCAGATGCTACAAAAGATATAAATACTTTATCGTTGTTTGCAAAAGTACCAGCAGTATCAATGTAAGATAATCCTATTTTTGAATAACCACTAGCGTCTGTAATTGCACCAGTTACTTTGAACACCATCCAAGTATCTAATGTATTTGCTTTTGAAATTCTTATTCTACCTCTATTGGTATCATTTCCTGCAACATCATCCCATGATTGAACCCATGCCGAAACATCTGTGCCATTAAACTCTAAATCATCAATGTACATTTCAGTTGCGCTAGATATTGTTGCGTTGTTTAATCTAAAAAATCCTGCTCCTGGATCAGCATCTGATGTTGTTGTTGAATATTGAAACATTGCACTATCTCCACCAGCAGGTAGAAAATCTGCAACTGTTGTTAAATTACCTTCACTATCAAAACCTAGTGCTTTTGATGCTCTGTCTGTTGCACTATCTGTAAACTCTGATGATGTGATTGTATTAGTTCTTGAAACTTTAAATGATCTATCCAGCTCTTCTTGCATTTGCTGGGTCGTCATAGTTGCACGATCCAATCCCTCTTCATGTGATTCCGCAGGGAAAGGATCATTGGCTATGTAATCTATAGCCTGTGTTTGCGGAACAGCTCTTCTGATTACAACTGTTTCGCCAGTTGCTGGAGTATTGCCAGAGGTAAATGTTACATTACCACCTGAACTATCTCCTGCGCCAGATACTGTATAATGTGTAGTTAAAGTTTTAACAGTTTCAGTTCCTGTAGAGGATCTGATAATTACTTGTAAATCTGTGTCCGCAAAAATTTTAAAGGTATAGGCAAAAGCTGTTGTGCTTGAATTACCTGAGTAGGAATTTTTTACTGTAGTTGAAGATACTGTCATATTACTTTCTCTATATATTAAAGTCTTTCATTACTCAATACCACATTATTGAGGTAATAAAACATTTATTTGATCTGATTCTCCTTCTTTACTTTTACCTAAAAGCTCATATTTTTGTTTTTGAGCTTTGATTAATGCGTCTTTAACCTCTGGGTAATTTTTAATCATTTGAGCATAAGCTGCATCTTTGTATGCTTTGAAAACCTTTTTAATTACCATTTCTTTTCCACCATCAAAATTAACATCACCTTCTTGTCTATTTTTATAAAAGGTAGAGTTCATTTGATTTAATACTTCTTCTTGAAAAGTTCTACCATTAATTTTTACTTTACCTGTGTTTTCCATAAGATAGTCATAAGCTGATTGACCATCTTTTACAAACTCTGTTAAATCTACAACTCTACTTCTAACCTTTGTTGGTGGAGTAAGTGCTATTCTTAGTCTTGCAATCTCATAAGCTACTAGATTATCTTTTACATCTATTTGTCTACCAACAAGTGATGGTCCTTGAACAAATGATGAAAATGATAAAATGCCATCAGGATTAAAATATAAACTACTTGGTGTTTTTTCTATGGGGTCTCCTGTAATAATATCTCTTCTAGGTTCTAAATATTTTTCACCTAAACCTGATCTTTCTAATATTTTATCTAAAAAACTTCTTGTTTCAAAAGCATCTGTTTCAGGTTCTAAAATACCTGGAATACCTTGATTTCTCAAAGATGCGTAAGGTATTAAATTACCAACAACACCACCAAAAAATTGTTCAAATTTTTTTTCTGTAGGACTACCAATAAGAGCCATAGCATCTGTAATACCTCTTAAATAAGTTTTATTAGATGCGTTTCTCATAATTGTCATAATACCTGCTGTAAGCATTTCTTCTTTTTCTTGATCGTTTATGTTTGCTAAATTTTCTTTTATATCTGCAACAAAACCTAACACCATAAAACGAGGGTCCATTCTATTGTATTGTTTATATGTTACTGTGCCATCATCATTAACCTGTGCAATAGAATAAGGTTGCCATCCTAAAGATAACCAAGTTTTTTTAATTTGAAAATTAGATGGTCCATTACCTGTAATTTTAGGATATCTGTTACCATTCTTATCTTCAACATCCTCTGTAGCCAAATGAAAACCATACATCACAACAGCAGTTCCCATAAGTTGTCTACCTAAAACTTCTGCTCTTGCTCTTCGATCTCCACTGTTCCACATCATTCTGTTTTGTTTTGTAAATACACCTAAACCAGGTATACGATTTGACATATGTCGCCATAAATTTGTAGGTGTTCTTATAAAAGGAGCTAAAAATCTAAAAAAAGGAACATTATTTAAAAAAGTTTGTATGTGTGAACCAATATTTAAGTAACTACCACCCATCAAATCATTTGTGTAAGTTGATTCTCTTGAGTACTCAAGAGCATTTTGATTGATTGAACTTTCTTTTATATTTGCAGCACCATTTTTTGTAAAACCATTTTTAAATATTTTTTCTATATTTTCTTTTCCTGCTTTTGATTGAATATCTAATCCTCTTTCCATAGTGTTATCTAAAGCATTTACAAAAAGTCTAGCTCTATAGTTTGATTGTTTTAAAAATTCATCACCTGTCATTAAAAGTCTTGATGGTAATTCAATAACTTTACCAACCCAATCAATCGCTGTACCAGCAGCTCCTTCAACACCAAGATTAGCACCACTAATAGGTCTTGTGGCTTTTCCATTTACAATTTCTAAGTTATCTTGAGTCCTTGAAGTAGGATCAAGAATGGCATCACCTTGTTTTAATGCAAGTCGTGTCATCTCAACTACTTCGCCAAAGTGCATCATCAAACCCCTGTATTGTGCAAAGCCTAATTGAATAGCTCTAGTGTCAGCTCTTAAAGCTCCACCTGCTATTTGTTCTAAAGGTCTTATTAAGGCTTCATAAATACCTGACTTTAAGTTAATCGCTTGTGTAAAAACACCTGATAGTAATGAATTAATATAAGCAGAGTTAAAGGCTTCTTGTATTCTCTGATATTTACTTTTTGAAACTTTGTTTATAACTTCTTCTAAAGGAGCATCTTTTATTAGTCGAGCCATGACAGCAGAATCACCCTTAAAGTTTTTTATAATATTAACTAACTCTTCAACATTTAAAATTTTACCCTCTGATCTAGCAACTTTAATATTACCAGCTTGAGTAACTCTTGCAGCACCTCTAATTTGATTTTTAAGAGCAACCACAGTATCTCTCACGACTTGACTTTGTAAAGCAACATCTTCTTTTGCTTTTTTAGTCCACTTTTCTGTTTCTTTACCAAACTGTTTTACATATTTTTCAGATGTTTCTTTTAATTGAAAAGCTAGTTCTTGAAGTATTTGCTTTGATGCAATCATTCTTACAGTTGCTGTTTTAGCTCTTTCACCTTCTTTAGGTAATGCCTTTAATACTTCTTTCTTATCTCTTGCCATAAGAGTTGCTAACTCTTCAGCTTCAGCATTTTTTAAAACATCATTTTGTAAAAAATCTTTTGTTTTAGCTTCTTTCTGACCAATATTTAATTTTTTTAAATATTCTTTCATATTAATAGCTGGATTATTCTCAGCTATTTTTTTATAAACTTTTTTTGTTTTTTTTCCTTTTCTTAAATCATCAATAGCTTCACCAGTTTCTTTATAAATTTTTTCTTTTTCTTTTAAATTTTTAGTTGCTTTTGCTTTTTTAAATGCTTTAAGACCAAAAAGTATTTCTAGTGGTCCACCAATTAACATTCCTTCAAGAACATTTTTTAATCTACCTTCCATTTCAGTATCATCTTCGTCTGTTGCAAGATATTGAGTAACTGCATTATTTAAAACAGGACTATCAAACTGAACTAGCATATCTGATAATCTACCTTCATTAGGATCAAAAACAGTTAGATCAGATACACCTCCTGCTGTTAAACCTCTTAATCCTGTTTTTAATAAACCACCTGATAAACCTACACCTTTTAAAATTTTACTTGGTCCTATAAAACCAGTTACAAAACGAGTAGCTCCTTCTGTCATATTTTCTGCTAGTCCTTCAGGTTGATGAAATACAGGAAGTTGTCTTTTTTTTGAATATTCTTCTTCTTTCCATTTAGTAGGTGAAATAAATCTAGGGATGAAATCTTTAAATGTAACTTTACCATCTTTATCACCAAATTCTAATCCACCTAATGAAACAATATTTTCATCTGCAAAATCACCTATTTCTTCAACAGCATTAACCACACCTTGAGCAGCAGACAAACTTAAACGACCAGTTTTTTGCCAAAAATTAAAATCTTTTTCATCAGGATTAGTTATCAAACCTGAATTTACAGGTTCTATTTTTTTTGTACCTTCTTCAAATTGTTTAAAAAAATCTAATGTGTTTTGATTTAATGATGTGTCAGCCATGATTAATTTTTTTCTCTTTCCTGTAAAATAGGAACATAATCATTCAATAATGCTCCAACATCAGGATTACCTTTTTTATCAACATAACCATTTAATTTTGCTAAAGTTTTTAACATATTAGGTTGAGTAGGATCAGTATCGTATGCTTCTTTTAATTTTTTAACATCTTCTATTTCTCTAACAACATTATATTTATTTGATGTTAAATTAAATGCAGTAATTTTTGCAATATCAATGTCTTGATATTTATCTATAATATTCATTCTAAGTTCTCTTGAAAATTGTTGTTGTTCGGAATAAGTGGCATCAGGGTTTGCAGAGAGATATTCATCAATTCTTGCATCATACTCTTGACCAGCCTCAAATGCTTTTTCTCTATTAGCTGCTTTATTTAAACTAGCATCAAACTGATTGTAAAAAGTTGTTTCCATTATTTTTTTCTGACCTTGAGAATATTCAAAGAAAACATTGCCTTGTTGTATTTTTGTAACTTTATCTTCGTGCCTTATACTTTCTCCTAAAACTCTTTCTTTTAGTTGTGCAAAAGATTTCTCAATAGTACCTGATACAACCTTATTACCATTGTATCTTTTAAAATTTTCTAGCTCGTTAATTAATCTAAGAGCTTCATCATAATCTGCATCAGGATCACCTTCTACAGCTAAACCATTTATTTTAGCTTCGTAAGAACTGTAAATATTTTTATTGAAATCTTCATTAGATAAAAATGTTTCTCCTTTTAAAGATGAATCTAAATTAGCTATTTGCTTTTCAGCATTTGGTAAACCAATAAAAGAATCTGCATCTGTTAAAAGTAAAACTGCATCTATTGCTTCAAATCTTTTTTTAAGATCATTTTTTCCAAGCATATGTTCTTTATTAAATTTTTCTGCTTTATCTTTTAAATCTGTTTTATATTTAACTTTTAATATTGCATTATCTGTTGCCTTATATTTATTTGCTCCAACCGCCATCTCATCATTGTAAACTTTGTTACTTTCTTTTTCGTATGCTTTAAATGAATTTGTTTTTAAATGATAAACACTTTCAGAATTTTCTAAATCTATTCCTTGTTGAATTAATTTTTTTACTCTTCTATTTTTTACAGTTGATAATTTTTGTTCAAGAATAGGTTTAAACTGATCTTTAAAAATTTTAATTGACTCTTCTTCATTAGGATTGTCTTTTTGAGCATGAATAATTTTATCAGCATCTGCTTTTAAATCTAACACAGCTTTTTTTGCTTCTAACTTTTCAGTATTATCTCTTTGTTTTATAAAGTAATTTGATGTTTTTTCAGCAGCAGGTAATAATCTAGCCGCAACTGTTGCAGTTGGTGAAATACTAATATTAGAAGTAACACCTGAAGTTTCAGCTGTGGGTCTACCTTGTGCAGTAAATGTTGGTATCTTTGGCATAATTATCCGTAAGCTCTCAGTAAACTTTCACCTGCTTGAGCATAATATCCTAGTTCAGCAGCTTTTGCTTGATTTCTAGCAACTTGTCCCTGCATACGAGCAAAGTTAGCTTGTTCAAATGTTCTTGCTTGATTTATTTTAGCATTATAATCCATAATATCTTTTTCTAATTCAGCTTGTTCAGCATTTTCTCTTAATATTCTCAAACCTGATCCTGATAATTCAACTCCAGAATTTAATATTTTAGTTTTTGTTTCTCCTTGAAATTTTGCAAATTTTTTATCAAATTGTGCTAAATCAAATTCAGATTGTTTTTCTATTAATTCAGCTTCTTGCTCTGCTATTTGAGCATTACGATTTTGTATAGCCTGATTAAATTTACCTGCTGCACTTGCTTGTCTTGCTGCTGCTACTGATACTACTGCTGAAACCCAACTCATTAAAAAATCCTCGCATATCTGAAGTGATCTGAACCATCAAAACCATAATGTTTCATCAATCCTTCGTTTTGTAAACCAAGCCATGAAGCAAACTTTAAACCTATTTTAAAGTCAGCTCTTACAGCTGTTTGTACTCTTTTTATATTATTTTCTTTTGCTAGTCTTGCAAAATTTTTCTTAATAGCTCTAGCAATAACTAGCGGATGATTCCAAACTTTACTTGTCGCTAACACCCAACCTTCTGCCACACCATCCCAAATGATTTTCATACCTGCAGATGCGATAGGTTCATCATTAATAATGCAAGTATAAGCTAAACCATTCTGTTCTAACTGCATAGCATCTCCATCATATTGTGCATCTTTATCCATAAGAACGTGGTTCATTTGATTAGCAAGAATAATCTTACCATGAGTTGAGATATAAGGCACTATTTGTAATAAATTTTTAGTCATTAGTTTGTAACTCTGGGTATAAAGATAATATTGTTAAAGGTAAAGGTTGAGTTTGTCTAACAAAGATAAAGCCATCAGTATCATAATTACCTCTAAATTCTACAGCTTTATCCCCAGTAAACACAGGTATACCTTCATCCATAGGATCAGATGATGTTCTAAATGGTATTCTTTCCATGTTAGTAAGGGATTCACCAACCTCAACACCAATAGATTCAAACAATCTAATTGTAATTTCATATATTCTTTTTGTCTTACCTTGTGATGTTCCATTCTGAGAACCAGCATCTAATCTCATGGTTTGTAATATTGATTTGTAAGCTAAACCTATTTTAACATTAGTTGCTGAACGATCTAATGTAATTGATCCACTTGCTACTGTTTTATCAGGATGCGTTGCACCATCTGCTAATATAGAAACTGTTTGTCCTTCAAGGTGATCTAAACCTGAAATGGTTGTAGCAGCTGAACCACTATAAGCTAATGCACTATCTAAAAAATTAAATGTTGTGTTATCTGTTTCTGTAAAATCAAAGTTATTAATAAATTCTACAAACCTTCTTGTAGCACCATTGATTGTTCTTTTAACAATAACCCACGTTTGATATTCAGAATCATCTGTAGGTATAACTGAAATGCTTTCACAAACTGCTTTACCTTCATCAGTTTTTGCTAATCTGACATCATCATCTAAAGATGTGATAGTTAAAAATCCTGTAGACAATGGTGATGTCTCTGTAATCGTAACAACATTACTACTAACTGTTGCTGTAAAATCAGAATCAGCGTTTATTAATGTTTGTAAATTAGTTGCTGTTTGGTTGTTACTAGATGTAGTATGAAATTTACCAGTCGTAGAAGATGTAGCAGATGTAAAGGTTGTCGTTGTACCATTTGCTTTTGTTAAAACTATTCGTGTGCCATCAGCTATGTTTGCAAAATCAGTAACTGTAATTGTAGCATTACCAAATCGACCACCAAAAATATGTCTGTGCCATGCTGTAACTTGTTGTTCTCTTTGATACGTTAGACCTATAAGTTCACCATCATTTCTAACTCCCCAAACAATTTGATTAGGTTCTTGCTGATAAGCTAATTGTGTTAGTCCACCTTCAGTAATATGTTCTGCAAGAATAGTCATATCAGGTGCAATGTAACCATCAACATCAAAGTTATAAGCTAACTCTCTAATTTTTCTTTTAGCACGTTGAAGAAATAAAGTTACGTTACCTACTGCAATAGAATCTACATTAGCTGCACCATGGTTAGATTGTTTTTTAATTAATATATTTGTTGGTGTAA